ACCGTACCTGCGGAGCCGCCGGTGATGATCTCGGTGTCCACGGTAAGGACAAGGTAGATCGGTTCGCCGTTGCCGATGTCGCGACCGGCAATGCCGAGATCGATCTGGTCGCCGATGTTCGCCGTGCCCGCCGCCGCGGCGACGGACACTGCATCCGCGAACTCGGTCAGTTCGTCGAGGATCATGGGGATATTCCTTCCTTACGCGATGAGGGCTTCATCGGCAGATAGCGCATCGCAGCGCCGCACCGGGATGCCGTGGAACCGCTCGACGAGCTTGCCGCCGACCATCTCGGCCGTCAGCGTCGAGTTCTTGGTCAGATTGATGGTCTGACGCCCGAGGAACGTGGCCATGTCGCGGCTCATGTAGAACGCCGGACGGCCGAAGCCGAGGTTCGGCACCTTGCGCATGGCCTGGAACATCAGGTCCGGCAGGTCTGCACCCGAAGAAGCATCCTTGGTGAGCGCCGACTTCTCGATGTTCGCGATGCGAACGGCGTAGCGCCAGTCGCGCACGCTCAGGCCCATCTTCCACTGATAGTGCGACAGATAGGCTTCCATGCGGCCGCTGCCCGGCGAGGTCCCGCCCGTGTCCTGCACGGTGACGAGACCTTTGTCGGTCATCTGGAGACCGGCTTTGGAGCCCTTTGGGAAGATGGTGTGAACGGTATTCGGACCCCACACGACCAGCCAGATGCTGCCGTTGTCGGTATCGGCGCTGCCGCCGAGGATGATGTGGTCCCCGTTGTCCGCCGTGGTCAGGTTGTAGCGCGGCGCCAGGCCGGTGAAGGCCTCGGGTTCCGTGCCCTCGTTGCCGTAGAACAGGGTGTCCGCCATCTCGATGTTCATGCCCTCGATGTGGGCGCGATCCTCGGAGAGACGGAATGCCGCAGTGTTGCCATTGAGCTCCGCGAGGTCCTTGTCAACCTCCGCGTAGGCCTCCAGCATGCCGATGTTGTCCGTCACCTGAGTCGTGGTGCCCTTCGACGGCTGAACGAAGCCGTACAGTTTGCGCCAAGTCGGGGTCGGGATACCGGTGCGAACGGTGGTCCGATGCCCCGTCGGGAGGTTACCCTCCAAAACGGCCATGTCATCGAGGACCTCGTTCGTCTCGGAGAGAATTTCGACGATCGTCGCAGTCCGCCCGTTCGGATCGAGAGTCTTCGCCCAATCGAGCAAGGTCGGATTGAGAACACTCAGAGCAGCCATGGGCCGTAGCCTCCTTCGTTACTTCACTTGGTTCGGAAACATCGTCTCGGCCATCGTCTTCGTGGCCCCCGCGGGATTTCCGCCGACGATCAGTTTGTCTTCCCCGATAGCGTTTCCGACTCGAACCAGAAGACGGATGAACTCGGGATGGTTACCGGTACCGGTCGCGTCGAGCGCGGCTCGAAGTTCCGGCGTACCGAACTTGGTGAGCGTTTTGACGGCCAGTGCGATGTTGGCATCGAAACCGGCGCCACCGATCTCTTTGTCTGCCTTACTCTCGTCGTGCCAGCCCTTGAGGATGCCGTTCCAGGCCTCCTGTTGCGCCTCGGCGCTCTGCTTCAGTATGTTCGTCTGTAGGTCCACCAGCTTCTGAGCCTGCTCCTGCGAGAGGCCAAGCTCTTTGGCCACAGGCGCGAACGCCGCCATCGCCTTGGGATCGACTTCGACACCCTCCGGCAGCTTGAAGTCCGCATACTTCTCCGGCGCGCCGACTTTCGTCTCCGGCTTCGCCTTGTCGCCTTCCGCCTTCGTCGGCTCGCCGAGCAGCGTCTCCGCCGCCGTCTTGGCCGGAGCTGCGTCGGTCAGCTTGGCCGCGATCGCTGGCGCTGCCGCGATTGCCGCTGACGCTGCCACAGTTGCCGCTGGCGTTGCCACAGTTGCTTCTGCCATCATTGTCTCCCGTCGTCCTTGTTGCGAATGGTCGCCTCGTCGCGCATGATTGTATAGGCCCTCGGATCGGCTGTCAAGCACAAATTAAGACACGCCAGTCCGATGTTTCGCTCCCCCTCCCGAAAGGCCATCCCGAGGGGATCGCCGGTGAAACTCGTTCTATAGATGCCGCAGCGCTCAAGCATCCGCCATAACACGGCGCGGCCCGCGCGAGTTCCAAGGACTTGTCGCAGTTCTTCGCGCTCGCGCTCCTCGCAGAGTTGCTCCACCGTTTTCGCTTCAGCAACCTGCGCCGCGTCACCCACGTCACGATCCACCTGGCACTCCCTTCGGCATCTCGAACCCGCTCGGCATCCCCTTGGCGGCCTTCCCTGTGCTGTCGGCCACCGAGTTTAGCATCGCGAGCTGTTTCTCCTGCTGTTGCGCTTCAGCACGAGCAGCGCGAGTTTGCGCCACCATGTCATCGGGTACGATGATGCGCGGCGGTGCACCGATCGCGACGGCGAACTCGTCGAGCGATTGGTCGGCATCCAACTTGTCCCCGATGTCAGGTCGCAACGGCTGGAGCAGGCCAGCGAAGCCGACCACACGCTCGATGCTGCCCGTGGCCACGGCGCGCTGCGCCATGGCCAGCGAGGAGATATAGCGCGGCCGCAAGACTCGGCCCTGAAGCACCTGCGGCGCCGGCGGGAGCATGCCTCGTGCGTTGCATTGGTTGAAGGCGCGGTCGAGGACGTGATTAAGAGAGGCATGCAGGTGCTCAAGTACCGGCCCGAGCTGGAGCAGGCGCTCCTCGTTGCGGTGCATGATGTCGAGCTGGTTCCGCGGCTGGATGCCCTCCATGTTCGAGATGGCCAGGAACAAGTTGACGTAGAAGGCATTATCGATGCGCTGCTCTACGGCCTGCGCATCCAGGCGCAGCTCGCCGACCTGCGGGTTGACCGTGTAGATTGGCGCCAGTCCCTCGGTGCCCCCGATGCCATCGGCGGTAACGAGCCCGCCCGGCAGGCTTGACACGGCTACGTTCTTCAGGCTCGGCGGCCCCTTCAGGGGCGGGTTGACCATTTTGGCGATGGCCTGCGCCTTGAGTCTCTCCTGTATCTGGAGGCTCTTGATGTCGCCCAGCGCCGTCATGGCGGGGCAATTGGTGCCGTAGATGTCCTCGCCCGTCACATCCCAGCGTGGCACGACAACGGGAAACTCGTCGAAACCCGCGCGTCGCAGCATCTGGTCGTTCGTCCCGGTCATGCCGGGCTCGTAGTAACAGGACAGAAACGGCTTGAACTCGGTGCCGGCGCGCCGCGAGTCCGCGTTCTGGTTCGGCTCGATCAAGTGGATGACCGGATACCAAGGGTCATAGTTGCCCCGGTCCCACTGGTTCCGAACCGCTGGGCTCACATTGTCGGCTCCAAACTGCCCGATCATCTGGCCGACCGTCATCTCAAACTCGCGCATGAGCGTGTCTATCTCATAGCGCGCGTTCTGAGCGATCATGTAGCTGCCAGCCGTGTGCGCATAGAACCGCGTCACGTCCTGGTGGTCGTCTACCTGCGTCATGGGCGCGGTGCCGAATAGGATCAGCTCGGCGAGCATGACCTGCGCCATACTATAGAAGTTGCTCTGGCTGAGGACCGAATAGATGGTGCGCTCGACTCCCTGGAGCCATACCTTGACGGGCATGTACTCCAGCAGGTCAGGATCGTCCGGCTCGTAGTTGAACCACGGTCGCGCCGGGGACATCGTGCCGGCCAGCATGCCGGCCGTGGCGATGCGATGCGCCTGCGTGGCCTGGCTGTTGATGATGCTCTGGTGGCGCCGGTCGCCGCGGTTGCGATCTGACACGAGGAAGCGCCCGCGGCGCGGCTGGATGAACTCGGCGAGCACGCGCCAGTGGTCGATAAAGCTCGATCGCTCCTCCCGCAACGCCGAGAGGCGACGGTTGAAGTAGTCCTTGCGGGTCTGATCGACCATGCTTCAGGTGCCTAGAAGCGTCTTCTTGTCAGGCGACGATGCGTTGAGGGCCGTCGGCGTCGAGGGCGGGGTATAGACAGCCATCTGCGCCTTCTGCGCGGGTGTCTTCGGTGCAGCCGCCTTCTTCTTGTCCCCGCCGAGTGCCTTGGATATCCCCTTGTGCAGCGGGTCCATCGGCAGCCCAAATGGGTTTATTATCTTGGATATGAAAGAGCCCACGGACTCAGCTTCCGAGCAGCGTCTTCTTGGCAGTGCTAGCCTGCGTGGTCAAGCCCTGTGAGCTCGTCAGGATCGTGGACTGCCGTCCACTGAGGGCGGCGCGCGCTCGAGCCTCCTCGCGCGCGCGCTGGACCTCAGGCGAGCCCGTGGTCGGCGGGGCAGGAAGCGGCGGCGGAAGCGGGGGAGCGGAGGGAGTCTTCGATCCGCCGAACAATGCGCCCATGATGCAGTCCTCAGATTGATGGCGGTGTCAGTGTAGCGCGTTCATACCATGCGCGTCAAGCGCGAAATCTTGTCACGAATGAGGATGCCAAGCCGGAACAATGCGGTCAGCTCCGTGGCGCTGGCCAGCCCGGACTGAAGCTCGGTTGCCAAGTCTGAAGCTGCGGCGGCTGCCGTCATCACATTGGCCGCCATGGCGCCGGTGCTCGAGTCCATGCGCCCGTCCATAAGGGCGGCAGGGAGTCGCGTCTGGATGTTGTCCGTGTCCGCTTGCACGGCGACGATGGCCGCGAGCACGGCATCGTCGGCGGTCCCGAGCGCCGTGGCGAGTTCGGCGTTGGTCGGCAGGTCGTCCACGCTCGATTGCGTTGCTCGCGTCGAGACCGTCGCATCGAGGTTCGTCAACCCGCCGGCTGCCGCATCGTGCGGATTGCCGGCAGTCGTAACGAAACTCATCCCGACCGGGATCGCCAACGTGGCGGTGAACAAATAGCCAATGAAGTCCGCGTTCGTGTCCGCCTGCGACGGGTCAAAGCGATACAGGCCGTTGCCTAGCTCCGTCACGCTGCCTGTGGCGGCTGCCTGCGCAGCCGTATCCAAGTGCCGGTAGGCCGTCACAGTTGCCAGAAGTGACGCGAGATTGGTGGATGCCACGAGTAGCGTGAAATACACAGATTGGCCAGCGACGTTCTTGCGCAGCATCGTCACGCTCCTGTCCGATGGGCGACTGCCGCCCTTAGCCTTCTTCGGCTTGTTTGCCATGGATCGATGCGCATCATCGCGGCTGCCCGACCATGTAGCGGCCGTCGATCAATTCGCCGGCGTGCGGCGTCGACGGGATCGACTGAAGCGGGTCCCACTCCGAGATAACCTGGCGCGGCTGCATCATGGCTGCCGACCGCGGAGCGACCTCCTGCGCATAGGTCAGCGCCAGGGCATCAGCCAGGTCGGGCGAGCTGAGGCCGCGCTC